AGGTTATATAGAACAGATATTAATAAATATAATATGCTCAAAAACGCAGTTACAGGTTAGTATATAGACAACGTGGTTGTGCCATGTCAGAGGTTGTGCCTCGAAGTAAACATATCTATTAATTCACATGGCGACAGTTCGCAGTGATTTAATCATTCCAGAGGTGTTTACACCCTACTTAATTGAGGCTACTACTCAGACAGATAGCTTTCTTCAAAGTGGGGTTGTGCAACCTTTGGCTGAATTAAATCTTTCCTCCACTGCTGGGGGTGACTTCGTAAAAATCCCATTTTACAAGGCAAATTTAACAGGAGATTTTGAGGTTCTTTCAGATTCAACATCATTAACTCCATCTAAAATCCAAGCTGATAACCAGATCGCTGCTGTCTTACACAGAGGTCGTGCTTTCAGTTCAAGAGATTTAGCTAGTCTTGCAGTTGGTAGCAGTACAGATCCAATGGCTGCTATTGCTCAAAAGATGGCTGCATATGTAAACAACCAGAAACAGAAGGATTTATATTCTTGCTTGACTGGTGCTTTTGGTTCTATCAATAACAACTCAAGCAGTTCAGCATTGTTTGATTTAACTATTGATTCTGAGTCAGGTGATACACCTACAGCATTGAGTCCTAGACACGTTGCAAAGGCTCAGTCTTTACTTGGCGATCAAGGCGGGAAGCTTACAACCATTGCACTCCATAGTAAATGTTACTATGACTTGGTTGAAAGAAGAGCAGTTGACTTTGTTGCAGCGGCAGACATCAATGGTGGCGGTGCTACAGCGTCAGGTGGTTCTATCCAGAACGCATTTGGTAGCCCAACAGTTCCAACATTCATGGGGCTGAGGGTAATAGTAAGTGACGATATTCCAACGACAGGGTCAGGCTCGTCCACTGAGTACAGCGTGTTCATGTTTACAAATGGGGCTGTCGTAACTGGGGAGCAAGCTCCGATCAGAACACAAACTGACAGAGATATCCTTGCACTAGAGGAAGCAATGGCAGTTGATCTTCACTACATTTATCACCCTGTAGGGTTGAAATATGCAGTGACGACAGTGAATCCAAATCGCAGCGTTCTCGAAACTGTAGGCTCTTGGTCGAAAGTCTATGAAACCAAAAATATAGGGATTGTTCGTGCGACAGTCGTAAGCAATAACGACTAGCCGTAAACCCTTGCTATAACTAGGATTTTCAATCATGCCATCTTTATTTGATGTAACTGCTGGGTCTTTAGTAGGCCCAACAACAGGCGGCACTGTAACTCAGGCCACTGACAAATCAACAGGTGTAACTCTAAACACAGAGTCAGGTCAAATCACAATGAACAACGCAGCTTTAGCGGCTGCGGCTGAAGTAACTTTCACAGTGACAAACAGCAAGATTGCAGCAACTGACGTTGTTGTGGCTTGTCATGGATCTGCTGGAACTGCTGGTTCATACTTAGTAAATGCAAACACAATGGCATCAGGATCTTTCAAGGTTACTGTTGCTAATGTTTCTGCTGGATCTCTAAGTGAAGCGATTGTAATTAATTTTGTTGCTCTTAAAGGTGCTTCAAGTTAATGGGAATGTTCGCTTTTAGGCGAATGAGGGAACAAAATGAAGCTGCTCAAAAGGTGGCTTCAGTTTCCACCTCTAAGCCAAAACCAAAACGCAAGACTCAAAAGGTATCTGTCAATGGCAATCACAATAATAGCGACAGTCGGCAGTGCGACAGCTAATAGCTATGTCACATTAGCTGAGGCAAATTCTTTTATTGAAGGACTAACTCAGTCTGATGATGTTGTTGCTTGGGGAAATAGTACTGATGATGAAAAAAATCGTGCATTATTTTCAAGCACTAGACGAATTGATCGTGAGGAATTTTTAGGAGCAAAAGCATCTGACACACAAGCGAGGCAGTGGCCACGCAGCGGTGTTCGTGTTCCAGACCAATATACAAACCTTTATGGTCTATCCTTTCCTAACAGGATTCTTGCTGACTATTACACAGATACAGAAATACCTGATCTTGTAAAAGATGCACAGATTGAACTTGCTGTCTATCTAAATAACAACAAAGATGGTATCGGCTTGAGTGGTTTAGAGGATTTTGCAGCCATGAGTATTGGAAACATAAATGTGACTCCTAATTTTTATGGAAGAGTTGGAGTTGATCGAATCCCACCTATCGTTGACCAGTATTTGAAAGGTATTAGAATAGGGGGAAGTGCTAATTTATCAATTAAGAGGTCTTAAATGTACGCAGATTATCCAGCAGCGTTAATTATTACTGATACAAATGCCCACACTGGGAGATTTGGTAAGGTTCACGCTTTAAAAGATTCAGAAGCTACTTTTGTCGCTGAAAATATCACAGAAAATGGATCTTCAACAATAAATGGCATTGAAATGAAAGCCTCAACAGAAGTCTGTGGTGTCATCACAAGTATTACTCTTGCGAGTGGTCAAGTCATTGCTTACTACTTATGAGCATTGCTTCAGCGTTAAAAAAAGCAGCTTCAGCAGCGATCAAGGCTACTGGTGGATCTGTAACTTATAGAAGAGTAACGACTGGAATATATAACCCTACGACTGGCTCAATGAGTGAAGTTAAAACAGATGTCAGTATAAAGGGTGTCGTGAGCAACGT